GGTGGAGGAAGTGTCTTATGGAATGATGGAATGTCGTGTAATTGGCGACGCATGGGTAACGGACCTCTGTATTGATCAGGCAAATCATTACATATCAGATACCGGCCTCGTAAACAAGAACACGGATTGCGCGGTCGAGGAAGCGGGCAATTTCGCCGACCCGAAGCCCATCGACATGCTGTTCGGCGCGCTGCGTTCGAAAGGTGGCGTGCCCGTTCAGTTGATCCTGACCGCCAACCCCGGCGGCGTCGGCCAGCAATGGATAAAGCACCGTTACATCGATCCGGCACCGCGTGGCATGACGCCACTGGTCCGCAAACTCCCTAATGGCGCGGAACATCGTTACATCTACATACCGTCACGCATTCAGGACAACCGCATCCTGCTCGCGAACGATCCGACCTACATCAATCGGCTGCATTTGGTTGGTTCGCCGGAACTGGTGCGCGCGTGGCTGGAGGGCGACTGGAACGTCATCGCCGGCGCGTTCTTTCCCGAGTTTTCCGCTGTCCGCCACATCATGGCGCCTCGATCCCTGCCGGAACATTGGGCGCGGTTCCGCAGCTTCGACTGGGGCAGCGCGCGACCGTTCGCCTGCCATTGGTGGGCTGTCAGTGACGGCTCGATCCCGGATATCGCACGCGGCTGCCTCGTCTGTTACCGCGAATGGTATGGCATGAAGCCGAACGAGCCTAACGTGGGCCTACGCATGACCGCCGAGCAGGTCGCCGAGGGTATCCGTGACCGCGAGCGTGACGACCCGAAGCCAGCCAGCGGCATGATGGTGGGTGTCGCCGATCCCGCGATATTCGCCGAGGACGGCGGCCCGTCGATCGCGGCACGTATGACGCAGGCGGCGCGCGTGGTGTTTCGTCCCGCCGACAACAAGCGCGTCCCGCAGCGTGGCGCGATGGGTGGCTGGGATCAATTACGGTCGCGGCTTGTTGGCGATGGTGACGGCAAGCCGATGATCACGTTCTTTTCGACATCGATCCATGCCATTCGGACCCTACCGACGTTGCAGCACGACGCGAACCGCGCGGAAGATGTAGACAGCGACAGCGAAGATCACTGCGCTGATGAGATTCGTTACGCTTGCATGAGTCGTCCTTTTGTCCGCGACGCGGAACGACAGAAACCCCGCGACAGTTGGGACGCGGCGTTCAACCGCGACGCGGAAGAGTTGCGCGATTGGAGGGTGGCATGACCGACTATCGAGCACTCAGCGGTGCCGAGTTCCAGCGTGAAGTCGGCACCGATCCGGACAGGTGGGCCGACGCGGCGATGATCTGGGTTGAGAAGCTCGGCTACAAAGTTGATCGCGACTGGCTACGGGATTTATTGGCCGACGCGATGGAGACCGCGCGTAAGGGGTCGATACGAAACGTCATCGAGGGAGACAAAACATGACGGCGGCACGGACGGAATTGGACCGCCTTACCGAGAAGTTTGACGCCGCGTTGCATGACCCTGGTCTGAACGCGGAAGAAACCATGGTCGAGGTCAGAAAATACCGCGCCCATCAGGAGAGACTGCTTCCGATACTGCATACGGAAATGAAGGCGGAACTGATTGAAGGACTGAAACGAAAAGTGGGAGGCGGCACATGATGGACCGGGACGACCCCGACTATCACGCGGCCGTGATCAAATCGGCGGTAGCAATGGCGCGTGATCGTACGGGGCACCGTGGAAGGTTTCGCTATACGCCGGATGAGATTGCCAAATTGACCGCCGTTCTGCGGGAAAAGAGTAGGGTGTGGGTTAACTGGCGGAATGAATCTTACGAGTTCGATCCGTTACATCCTCCTGGAATCGCATACAGCTACGGCATCGTCCCGAGGGAGGAGTTCTACCCATGACCATGAGCTGCCGCCTGTTAATCCTGGCCGCCCTGCTGTTGCCTTCGGTGGCGCACGCGCAGGCCCTCACCTACGAGGATCGTTCCGGCACGATCACCGCCGGGGGCACCGCCCAGGTCGTCCTCCCGGCGTGGACGGGCCGACACGGGTGCGTGATCCAGAACCAGTCGGCGGGCAGCCTGTGGGTGTCCGAGACGGCGACAGCGGTCGCCGGGCCGCCGTCGATCCTGATCCCGGCCGGTCAGCAGTTCCTTTGCATGAGCCCGGCGTCCGGCCAGGCGCATTCGATCATCGGCGCGACCGCGGCGCAGGCGTTCGCGGCGCGTCAGTGGTGATCGGCAGGCGCTCACTGTTGCTGGCCGGGGCCGCGTTTCCAACGGCGGCTTACGGGCAGTGCGTGACTGACGTGCTGACCGTGGATGCGTGCCGGGGTGGGGTGCGCCCCACTGGCCCGCCCGGCCGAACGCTCGACCTCAACTTCATGTTTCCGGGCAGCACGCCCCCCGGCGTCACTTTCACCCGCGCCTCGACCGCGACCTACACCGACGCATCCGGCGTGATCCAGACGGCGGCGGTCAACCAACCGCGCTGGGATTACGCGGGTGGATCGTTACGCGGGCTGCTGATCGAGGAAGCGAGAACAAATCTGCTCCTCAACAGTGCGACGCTCGGCACGCAATCGGTCGCGGTCACGGCGCAGGCATACACGCTGTCGTTTTACGGAACGGGCACCGTGACGAAGTCAGGCGTGGCGACTGGCGCGTTGGTCGGAACTGGCGCGGGTCAGCGTGTGTCGCAGACGTTCACGCCGACAGCTGGGACGCTGACGCTGACGGTCACGGGATCAGTGATCAACGCGCAGATCGAGCCGGGCGCCTGGGCGTCGTCCTATATCCCGACGACGGGCGCGACGGCTACGCGGGCACAGGATCGGTGCAACATTCCGCCCGCTAATTTGGCGTGGTTTTCGCCGACTGGCGGTTCCTGGTTCATTGAATTTGTTTATTTCGATCCGGCGCCGGCCAATGCTCGCGTCCTCACATCGAACAATACCGCCGGCAGTTGGGCGCCGATATTCATAACGCCTCCGACAGTTGTCGGCGCGCAATATGATGGCATCTCCGCGCTTCAATCCGTCACGGCACTGACGGCCAACACGGTGGCGAAAGTCGTTTCGACCTGGATCGCCGGTCAGGCGAAAGTCTGCACCGGAGGCGGCCCGGTCGCGACATCCGCCACGCTGACGCAAGGGTATGGCGCGGCGATAACCGCCGCCGGTGTTTTCTTCATGCAGCCGGTTCCCACGCCGAACTCCGACAACGTGAGCGGCTGTCTGCGGCGCGTCCAATACTGGCCTCGTGTGCTGTCCGACGTTGAAATGCAGCAGGTGACGACATGACCTACCCGTGGAGTGTCGGGGATCCGTTGCTGGCGGCCGACCTTAACGCCGCCATCGCCAACGCGGCGGGCGCCGAGAACGTTCTGGGTCATGGCGCTGATCCCATGGGTGTCGCCGACAGCACGGCGGCGATCAACGCGGCGGCGAGTGCGACCGCCGGTGGCGTTTATCGCAATGTTTATCTGCCTTCCGGCAATTACCTCGTAACCGGCCAACTAAATATCGGTGGCGGCCAGACACTGTTCGGAGATGGCCGGGGACTGACCAGCATCAGGGTAACGACCACATTTAATGCCGCCGCGTTAGGTGTGATCGTGATGGCGGGACGGGAGGCGCAATCGCCTACCGTGAGAGATTTGTCCATCATATTCGCGCAACCGCCCGACGTGGTGACCACGGCGACGGCGGCATCAGCGGCCGGAACAAACACCATCACGGTCGCCAGCGTCGCGAATATCCTCGTGGGCGGATCGGTGACCGACGCCACGGGCGGCATCGTTCCCGCTCTCACGACCGTGGTTTCCATCGCTGGCAATGTCGTCACCTTGTCGGCGGCCCTCACCGGCTCGGGCGTCGCGTCCGGGCATTCGATCCATTTCAATACGTCGCGAGCCTTGTTCAGGACACTGGCGGCCGGCGCCACCGTTGGCCCAGGCGGAACCGGCTGCAAATACCCTCCGGCGATTTATTCGGACACATCAAACAGGTTCAGACTGCGGGATGTCAGGGTTGAAGCCGCGTGGGACGGCATCAGCGCGGGCAGGGTTAACGCCACTGGCGGCTTCATCATCGAAAACATGGAGATGGGCGCATTCAATCTTGGACTGTTTCTGGACCAGGGCCACGACTTTGGCCATCTGGCCAGGTATCACTTTTGGGCATTCGGTATCAGCGGCAACCTGTTCAGCGAAGTTTTCGCTGATGGGCAGACCATGGCCGCTGAGTTCGGATTTCTGAACGGAATGCAAATAGATGACATGACTGTCCTCATGGGCATTTTGCACTTTAATACCAGCGCGAGCGGCGGGTGGTTTCATATCAACAAGCTGGCTTCCGATCAGGCCCAGATAAAAGTAGACGCGGCGGAATGGCTACAGATCGACACCGTTTATATCGTGCGTGGTCTGCCGGCGACCTCTGTTCACAGTAATATAAACGTATCCGGCGGCGTTGTTCAGATCGGTAACATCTATACGACCTCGAACGTCGCGTATCCGCACATCGATGTAACGGGTGGAAGCGTGGCGATATACGGTGGTCGCCTGGGTGACGCTTTCGTATATCCTGGGGCGCCCCTGGCGAGAGTGACGGCCGGTAGCCTGGAACTCTATGATTTAAGAATCGGTGGGGCAGCGTCGGCGACGCAGCCGCTGGTCGCTCAAATCGGCGCTTCCGGCACGCTCATCGTGCATAATTGCCAGTTCCCCACGTCCGGCTCTGGCGTTGGTATCGCCATCGCGACGGATAACGCCGCGCATTCGGTTCAGGGAAACAATCTGAACGGCTGGACATTTACAGCGCCGGGTCCGTTGGGAAATTATGGAACCGCCGCGCTGGCGGTATCACCGAGTTATGCCAGCGATGCGGCGGCGGCGACGGGTGGCGTGAAGGTGGGGCGTTCGTACAGAAACGGCTCGCAGGTCATGGTGCGTGTAACATGAGGCGGCGATCAACCCCGCAACGATGGTGCCCCATCTGTCAGCGTTTCGCGTGGCGATGCGATCACGGGACGCCGCCATGAGCCAGTCCCTTTACCCCGATCCACCGACCGACCCAGAGGCCGCGGAGGCGTCGCGGCCGAAAGGCGGTCCCGGCATCGCGGGCGATCGTTACCCGCGCGATCTGGACGACCTGCACGCGCGACAGGTCCAGTGGTTCGAAGACAGCGAGATGGCGACCGCCGATGGCCGGCGCATGTCGCAACGGGATCGTGACTACAAGGACGGCTATCAGTGGTCCTCCGCCGAAAAAGAAGCACTGAAGGCGCGCGGCCAGCCGGAAATCACCATCAACAAGATCGCCGATAAAGTCGAACTGATGTGCGGTCTCGAGCGCAAGTCCAGGACCGACCCCAAGGCGTTCGCGCGCAATCCAACCGACGAGGACAAGGCCAACGCCGCGACGCAGGGGCTTCGTTACATATCCGACGACAACAACTTCCCCCTGATCCGATCGGACGTTTACGAGAGCCTGATGGTCGAGGGCGCGGGCGGCGCCGATCTGGCGCTGGAGGACGACGGCCAGGGTGGCGCGGACATCACGATCACCCAGGTGCCGTTCGATCGCCTGTTCTGGGATCCGCACTCGCGCCGCCTGGACTTTAGCGACGCGCGCTACAAAGGCATCGTCATCTGGATGGACCGCGATCAGGCTTACGAAACGTGGCCCGACGCGGAAGACCTGATATCCGATACGTTCGCGACACAGACCGGCAGCTACGCCGACCGGCCACACGATATCGTCTGGTGCGACAGCAAGCGCGAGCGCGTCCGTATCGTGCAGATGCACTGGCAAGAGAAGAACGAATGGTGGGTCTCCACCTTGACCCGCGTCGGTTTCCTGGCCGAACCGATGAAGTCACCATTCCTGAACGGCAGGGCTCGATCAACGTCCGGTCTCATCATGGCGTCCGCGCACGTCGATCGTGAGAATAATCGTTACGGCATGGTCCGCAATCTGATTTCCGTGCAAGACGAAATTAATAAACGACGTAGCAAGGCGCTGCATCTTCTGAGCGTGCGGCAGGTTATCGCGGAAGATGGCGCGGTCGCGGATATCGACAAGGCGCGGCGCGAGGTGGCGAAGCCGGACGGTTACATCTCCGTCAATCCCGGCATGAAGTTCGAGATACAGGAGGGCGGCGAACTCGCTCAGGGCCAGTTCAAGCTGCTGGAACACGCGACGGCGGAAATGCAGGCGTCCGGGCCGAACGCGGCGATGAGCGGCACCGATCCACGGGAGTTGTCGGGCCGGGCCATCCTCGCGCAACAGGCCGGCGGCGCGGCGACTCACGAGCCGATCGCGGACACGCTGCGGATGTGGAGCAGGACGGTCTACGAGGTCGCCTGGATGGCCGCGCGTCAATATTGGACGGCCGGCCGCTTCGTGCATGTGACGGACGATCTTGGCTCGACTAAATACGTCGGCATTAATCAGCC